TTCATTTGCTTAATTTGATCCTACATTTGTATTTATTCATTATAACTTATTTTAGTTCACCATGCTACCACTGTGTGGTTTTCCCTTTCTTCCAAAAGAGTCTCTGACTAATTTTAATTTTGTAACTCCTTTACCCACTCTTATACCATGTTTACATGTTGCGATGAGATACTTTCCACTAATAAACTTATCTTTATCTCCACCACCAGTGTCAGGAACATCAATAAACACGCATTGTCCTGCATGTAGTGAGAAGTCTGGTGCTACGTCTATTTCAACTACACCAAGACAAAGTTGATTATATCTTCTCGCAGCTTGATTTAAAATTGACTCCACCTCAAAAGTTTCTTCCTCATGTTTTTTTACTTGTTCTCTAGGATCAGCACCAGTGGGTAAAGTGCCTGTATCTTTTAAAACATATGTGGTTCTTGTCGGTGCAGAACTAAACTTATCATTTAATACTGGTAGATTTTTTCCAGCATGTGTTGTCCCCTCCTCAGTTTCAAATGCATCTTGTTCAATAATTTTATACTCACAATTGTAAGGATTGAATGCAATTAGTTTTGTATTGAAAGTCCCCATTCTGTACTTTTGATTTGCCATCATTTTATTTTGTGGTGTCATTCTAACTATAAGATCATCATATTGATCAACATTTTGCAACAAATCAGGTGTGTCAGAAAGTATATAAGATCTTATATGATCTTGTGCAAAAAGAGAATCAATTGATTTAAAATGATATCCCTCTGATGTTTCATAGAATATAAACCCAGCTGATTGTCCCTTTTTACCATCGTTTACTGGAATTGATTTTTTTGATAACCAATTGATTGTATAAAATGGTTTTCTTACATTACCAATAAAATTATAATTATTGCTAGTGTCGTCAATAAATAAATCTTTTTCTGTTTTTAAATTATCACTTAAAATGTCAGATATATGTTTGGATACTTTACCATCATATCTTTTAACAACTGCTGATGATCTTTCTTCATTACGAATGAATTCCTCTGAAGTTAAAGCTAAACCTATCTGCTCTTGTTGTGTATCTTTTTTTATTGGAATTACTTTATTTACATTTAAGTTTACTTCTATAATATTTTCCCTTTCATCTTGAATTTGTAATTCAAAATCCTCAGTTCCAACTAAAGGTAGACCTTCTGCTAAAGTCAATCCATTTATTGTTCCTGCTCTATTCGCTATAATGAAGCTTACCTCAATTGAATCACTAAACAAACTCTCTTCATATTGAACTTCAATACACTTTCTCAAATCAACTGTGTCACCACTTGCATTTGATGTGATGACCGCTTTTTTTACAACACAATTCTCATATTTAACTCTATTAACTGCCATTATCCTCTCCTATACAATTGAGAAAATTTATTTGTTTTTTGATTATCATCAGTGCCTACTGCAATCATACCTTGTTGATCAGTAGATCCCAGTGGAATAGGAATCGGAATCGGCACCATTTTTTCTTTTCCAGTCTGAGACCTTTCATAGAATGCAAAACTTCTCAAATTAGTTGACTTATCCATTGGGTTATTAACTCTTAATTTAGATGGTTGGAATCGGGGGACTAATCCACCCTCATCAAATCCTTTGACGTTTTTAGTCACACCTCTCACAGTTCCTTTTGTTACCGCTGATTCTGGAGTGACCTTTGGTTTTCTTCCAAAAATTAAATCATATAGTAATCCACCAACTATGTCACCACCAAGACCACCAAGAATTCCACCAATTAACGTTCCCGGGCCAGGGATCAATGAACCAACTGCTGCACCTAAGAATCCACCAAGTATTCCACCTATAGCCATAAACGCTGCTCTACCAACTGGTTCACCAAAAACAAATATATCGAGAAGTAATCCGATTAGATCACCAAGAAATGGTATTCTTCCTACAGTGTTGCTTAATAATTTTCTTGTAGATTTAACAAGAGGTGTTCCACCAATCGATTCTAACATTCCTTTGAATCCTTTTGCCACATTAAAACGCATTTGTTCAACAGGAGATATTGTAGAATTAAATTTTTTAATTATCTCTCTCGCAGCTTCAATCTCACCTTTTTTAGGACGAGTCACTACTCCTGCCTTTAAATTTTTTGCTACTTGTTTAGGATTTTTACCAATTTTATTTAAAATTTTTGTTATATCAACTCTTCCTCTGGGAGCATCTAAGTCACCTAAATCTGTGATTGGAACTTGTCTTCTTGTTTTTTTAATTGTTCTAGGTTGTCTTGGTGCATCACCCTCTGGTTTAAAATCGCTTATTCTTCCACCTTCAGGATCTGCTGCGATCTCCCTTCTTATTCTATCAGCATCAGGATCTGATATAGCTGCTCTTTCTTGTGCCTCCAATTGTGCTTCACTAAAAATATCAAGTTGTTTTACACCTGTTGATCTAAACTCCCTTTCTAATTCATAATCGAATTTTTTAATTTGTCTCTCAACTTTTCGATCATAAACTTTTTTAATTTGTCGGTTTCTCTTAAGGAATTCTTCAGGGCCTTGTCTCTCCAACAACTGGAGTTGTTTATTTCGTAGATTTACATCAAAAGTGCTTTCATTTATGGATGCCTCCACCAATTCTCTTTGTTCTCTACGTATTTTATTCCTCCTTGTTATCTGAGAATCCTGTTGGATTCTAGCGAGTCTATCCCCTCTATTTTCTAATATATCTCTTCTTTTTCCAAGATTCTTTTGTATTTTTTGTTGCTCTCTGAGCCTCACATCATCCAATAAATTTACTCTCGAAAAACTCCTTTTCCTTAAAAAATCACCAACTATATTTGCACCAAGGGTTACAGTAGCAAATGTAATTATTGCAGGTATAAGACCATTTACAGGATCCATAAACTTTTTATCAAGATCACCAAAACCTTTTGATATTTTGCTACCATCAAAGTTACGACTATTTTTTCCGATTTGTTTAAACAATGTACCGGCAGTCAAAAAAGAAAAGAATGTAAAAACAGAACCCATTATCTTTCCGAAAGGCATAACAATACTTTTGATTGTAGACGCTATCTTTATAAGTTGTGGTAAAAATTTAACAATTACTCCACCTAATAAAGACATTACAACTCGAAAAATACCACTTAGGAAACCACCAAAACCTTTTCTTTTTTTAGATTCTGGTTTCTCTATGTCATAATTTTTTGAGTCTTTATCCTTCTCTAATACATCTTCTCTCTTTTTTCTTCTTTGTCTTTCCTCTTGTTGTTTTATAATTCCATATCTAATCTTTGATAAAACAAGTCTTTCTTTTAATATTGAATCAATTTTTTTTGTATCTTCACGAATGACTCCAATATTTGCCACCGTCTTAGATGAGAAGGGTGATCTCTTTGCTGATCCTCTTGATAATAATTTAGTCGAATCAATCATAACTCAAATCCTAATGTGGATAGTTTCTCATGATCAATTTCATTAAAGTTTATGTTGAGTAAATCATTTCTCTCTTGCATGGGAACATTTGGATTTTGAATTTTATCAATCATCTGACTGAAATCAGGCATTGAAGGAGTTGCAGATTGATCATTATTAGGTAACAAATTAGGAACCACATTTTGATTACCAGTCAGAGTGCCATCTGCTAACGGTTTTGGAAAAGCAAGATCTAGAAGTAAATCAAGAATAGGTATTTTCTTTGCGATACCTTTAGCACCTCCACCAAACAAAGCCCTAAAAGGTCTCTCAACACTCTGTCTAAAGAGAGGAGTTGGGCCTGTCTTCATCATATTTGGCGTGAAAGCTTTGAATGGTCTCAAACTCTTAATACTTTTTGAACCCTCTTTGAACGCTTTATTACTTCTTGTAACCTGACTTAAATCGTCTTTTATTAAATCTATCATTCTGGCTGAATTTTCATTCGGAAATCTTACATTACGACCTGTGTTGTATATATTTTTAAGATCTTTAAAACCTGAGTTTAAAATTTTAAAATTATTTGCACCAAACTTTTGAACAACTTCTTTCCTTATAACAAATTCACCCGGTGTCAACATCGCAGGAACTGAATCAGAATTACCTGATCCAAGAACGACACCACCCTCATTAAATTTTTTACCACTTTGGAGTATTTTCTTAAATATATTGCTAGCTCTATCTCTTATAGATCCACCTTGCTTAAGCCCCCCTCCTGCTGCCATCTGATTGATACTTCCTGTTCCGGTAATTTTCGGAACACCAATTCCAGTAAATCTTTTTACAGGATCAAGAAACTTGAACATCTTTCCACTCATACCAGCACCAGTAACGAGAGTTCTCGCACCAGCAGCGGATAAAAAGGCAAGTCTTAACGCACCAAT